TATGGTCATGGTTGCGTTAACTCTTTCACGGGATCTTCTAACTTTACAGACTCGATCAACCTACACACAGGTATGAGACGAATGTTTGGTACTACTGGATCAAACCCAGGCGGTGGTACTTACTCTCCAACCTCACCATATGGTTGGGAAGGAGACGATCCTAGAGGAGTTATGGGATATACAACTGTTGGTGGTTGGAATATGCCAGTTAACCGAGATAGAAACTCAACTGCTACTGCACAGGTACAACAGTTTGGTTACAACTTAGGTGGAGGTAACTCTGCTGTAGGTAAACTTCACTACTCATCTGAGATCATGTATCAGGTAGGTAACTCACCTTCTGGTTCTGACCACACTGCATCTTGTGGTGATGAAAATAGATCTTGGGCATCCTTCCGTGGTAGTAGATACTACGTCAATCATTCTAACGATAGTTGGGCTGGTTGGTCATCTAACATGGCTCCTGACGGAGTTTGTAAACCACTTCCTTCTAAGTACGGTCACTTCTATTGTGGAACTGGTAACAATGTTACATCACCTTGGACTAAATACAGTGGATCATCTGGAGCTGGTCTTAAGAACGGAACTAAGGTTCGTGCTTATGGTGAAGAAAACATGATGATGGGACAAGACAAAGGATACATGATGGGACAATATGATGGTCAGCAGAACAACCATACAACGAAGTGGGATTACTCCACTGACGTTGAAACAAATATGCCAGCTGCTACTAGACCAAAAGGACATTATGGAACATCTTCTGGTGGTTGCTGTTCAGCATCCGCTTCTGTAACTGCTAAACGAGCACAATAATGAGATACTTAATCGTCAACGAAAAAGAAATCAATCCAGAACAGTTTGTCAACATGACTGCTACTGGAGATACCAGACTGCACTACAGCGAAATGTTTTCGTTGATGCACTTCTCATGTGTAGAGGTCAGTGAAACAGTTTTCCAGACTATATCTAAAGAATGGGAACACAAATACTTAGAAGTTACAAAAGCACAAGCATATAACGGATCAAACTTCTTCTCAGAAATTAGACCATATGGTAAAGTTGCTGCATCAGTTGATTCAGCTGGTTATGCATGGACTCCTGCTAACCCAGTTTTAAAAGTTCCTATCGAACTTACAGATGCGATTAAGAAAGAAGTTGTAGACTTTATGATATATTTTGCAAAAGAAATTATTGAAGATGAATACAACACACGTCTTAAGAATCTTAAGAACACTACAGATCTAGAAGTAGCATCTTGGGAAATCCAAAAGCATGAGGCAAGAGAATGGTTAGAAAATAAAGGACTAGGTGGTAGTAAAACTCCTTTCTTAGATTACCTATCTGCTGAAAGACATATTGACAAAGACACTCTTTCAAATAAGATACTTGCAAATGCAGAAGCATGGGAAGATAAACTATCTACAATGCTAGTAGAATATCAAATCCTAATAAAGAAATTTGAAAGTTGCGATTCTGTATGGGACCTAAATATATTATATGAAGATCACATTGGTATCATGTTGCCTCAAAAGCAAGCAATTGAGATGGGCAGAACAAAATCTGATACTGACTGGGATCGTAAACCAGAGTATGAGGTAGAACCCTATGTCTTTAAATTCTGACGCTAATTTTTCAGATATAATTGCAGACGTAAAAAATATAATAAGTTCAGACACAAACGAAATACATTTATCAAAGTCATTTGTAGACGAGTTCGCACTCACTAAGAAAGACTTTGATGTCTTGTCTGCATCTATGCGTTTTGATAGTGGTATGACAGAGTATGAGTGTGAGCACTTTGTTGCTGACCCTCAATTAACTCCATGGAGAAAAGTCCGTCAAGCATTGATGGAACTAGAAACTAGATATCATGCATACATGGAGAATAGAAATAGTCTTAGAAAGGCAGAGATTCTTAGAAAAAGATTGAACAGGGACATGCCATTGCTTCCTGACGAACTTGATAGAGAGTTGATGCAAATTGATATGGAAAAAAATGATTATGATATTGGTATTTGGAAAAGGAAACTCAGGCAATCTGAACTAGAGTTAAAGTATTTCTTGAATGTTGTTGACAAATATGTTGACGACGAGCATCCTTTAGAGTATTATTGTCAAGAGAACCATCAGGAAGTAAGAATGTATTGGATTGCTCGTATGGGCAAACAAGCAGCAATGGATATTATTTCTTATGGTAGAATTGGTTCTGGTAACATGACTACAATCATGGATATGCCAGAGGAAGATCAGGTAGAAACACTTGGTGTTGCTGTTCAGTATTCTGGTATGATTGGTGGTGGTATTGACAAACTAAATAAAATGATCGCACCTAAGTTACAAGCACAGTTAGCACAGGATGGTATAGTAATGCCTAAACTGTTAGAACATAAATATAGTGGACAGGGTGAAAACCAATACAAATTACAAGGGGAAAATGGATAGATTTTTTAATCCAACAAGTAGACATCTTGATCTATTGCCTGTAATTCATCATGCTATATGGCAAAGGTATGAATTAGGGGATACAAGTGGCGACACTATTACATATCCACAATTGGATACAGTAAAGTTGGAACAATTAGCAGAAGCACACAAGAATATCTTAGTAGATAAACCTGGTGAAGAACATTTATATATGGAAGCAGTGATCGTAGATTATGGCAAGTTTCTCGCTACCTCTTAATACTAAATTACCTGAGGATTTTGTAGTAAACCAATTCATTCCTTTTCTACAAGAACATAAGGAATATATCTACGATATCTATTTTACCTGTCGTATGCCACCCTTTACGCAAGATGCAATGGGTGACGTAATTGATGGTGACATCAGAGAAACAACTTTAAATGCTTTGTTTGTATCACAGGAAACTGGGATACCTTTGTCTGCAACATTTAATAATATCCAAGTTCCACCTACACAAGAGAACTTGGATATTTTTATTGAGAATTTTAGATTCTTATATGACAATGGTGTTCGTATAGTTACCCTACCACATACAACATGGATGTTGACTGGGCAGATACAGAGAGAGTTTCCAGAATTAAAAGTAAAGAATACTATACTTAGAGAAGTTACTAGACCAAATGAAATTGTAAATCTTGCAAAGGCAGGATTCTATTATATTAATCTAGACAGAGATCTTATGCGTGATAGAGATTCTCTACTTAGAATTAAGAAAGCAAAAGAATATTGTGCATCTATAGGTAAACCTGTCAAGATATCATTACTTTCTAATGAGTGGTGTTGGGGCGGATGCCCGATCATGCCAGAACACTATCATTATAATATGGTGAGAGAGAAAGATGACCCACAATATTTTAATGACAGTATTAGTAGAGTATCTTGTTCTACATGGGATGAGAAAGATCCTGCTGCATCATTGAAAGCAGCAACCATACCTCCATGGAGAGAAGATTGGGAACAGTTTATTGATCTTGGTATAGATGTATTCAAGATGCATGGTAGAGAAAATGCTATGCGTCTTTATGAGAGCATGACTATAATCAATAGATGGAAAACTAATGAAGAACTTTTACATCCACAGTTCAATGAATATATTGAAGATGTTTCTTTAGAAGAGAGACCTATTGATATATGGCGAGAAAAAATTAAAACTTGTAAGTTTGATTGTTGGGATTGTAATTACTGTGATTCTGTTGTTCAATCTAGAATGAAAAAGAACGACAGACATTTTGATGATGATATTAAATTGGTATTAGAATCTATTGATAAGGCAGCAAGAAGAGAAAGTAATTTTGTAGAAGAAGGATATAAGTATGAAGGTTTGTCATCTAACATAGTAAGACATTTTTTAAATAATTTATTATCTAAACCTGATGCAATCTACATGGAGTTAGGAGTTCATGCTGGTAGTACATTCTATGCTGCTACTATGAATAGAGATGTAGAATCATTTGCTATAGATAATTATTCTGAGAAAGAGATATCACCTTTTAGAGATGAAGTGGAAGTAGAAGGGTATCAAGATCCTAAGAAAACATTCTGGGCGGGATTGCAAGAGAAACAATATTTTTGTGCTAAGTCAATACAAGATCTAACTCCTAGAGATATACACAAACAACCTAATGTAATCTTCTATGACGCAGACCATGATCCACAAGCTCAGTATGATAATCTTACATTCTTAATTCCTGCACTTGCAGACAAGTTTATTCTTGTTGTTGATGATGCAAACTTTATGGGTGTTGTGCAATCATCTGAGTTTTGGATAAAAGAAAACAAACTCAATTTATTATTTGAGAGAAAAATATTAACTAAGGTTCCAGAAGATCCTAATGGTTGGTGGAATGGTATACATGTTATGGTTTTACAAAAATGAATTCATTTAAACATCAGTACATGGTGGTTCATCTTGATGATGATTTCTTTCCACAATTAGAAAAAGCAATTGAACCATATCAAGATTATGAATCAGGTAAGACAGATCAATGGGATGGTAACAAATATCAAGCAAAAGATAATAAAGATAGAAGTTCAAAGTTATGCTGGATAGATGATGATGAAGTCTATGCAATGATGGATGGTCTTGTGCATTTTGCTAATACAAAATGTGGTTGGGATTTAGATGTAAATTTTATAGAACCTCTACAACGTACAAAATATGATGTGGGTGATTTCTATGATTGGCATTGTGATGAGATGGGTTGGACAAGAGGTAAGAGACCTGAGGATAGGATACGTAAAATAAGTTTTACAGTTCTTTTAAATGATGATTTTGAGGGTGGTGAATTTGAGATACAGACAACTGAAAAAAATGTGGTACAATTAAAGAAGAAGGATGTAATAATATTTCATGCTGATACTCCACACAGAGTCAAACCAGTAACTAAAGGTGTTAGACATTCTCTTGTCGGATGGACACAAGGACCTCCATATAAATGAATTTTATAAAAGAATATACATTAAATGATCTTGGTATATGTGATAGTCTTATAGATCTATACAAAGCCGCTGACAAAAAAGATTTAACTTACGCTGGTCGTGTAGGTGGTGGAAGTGTTATGCCTGAGGTAAAAAAGAGTAGAGATTTTTTTATCGAAGATGCAGGTCCTCTAGGAGAACCTAGTGATTATAAGTTTGATCTATATCAAGAACAATTGAATGGATTTATTGATAGTTACTTACAGTCTTTGACTATTCACAATCAAGAATTTGTAATGCAAAGACTGCCACAGATTCAATACTACAAACCTGGCGATGGTTTCTATACTTGGCATGTAGATGCATCAGGATCTGATGGATGTGATAGAGCATTTGTATACATCACATATCTAAATGATGTTCCTAATGGAGGAACTGAATTCTTTTATCAAGAATATACTGTAGAAGCAAAGAAAGGAAATACAGTAATTTTTCCTGCTGGATTAACACATAAACATAGAGGTGTGATATCAGAGGAACATGAAAAATATATTATAACTGGATGGCTTTGGTGGGTATGAAAATTATAAAAAACTTTTTACCTAAACCATTACTTGACGCATGTGTAGATGACTTTAGATCTAAGTTGAATACTGACTGCTGGTCTTCTAGTAACTTTGCATGGAAACCATTTTTAAGACAAGGTGTTCATGGATCAACTATTGCTACTGCTATTCCTAAAGTATTCAGTGATGAAATATCAAGACATTTAAAACCACATGCACCAGAGTTTAAGAAGTTGACATGTAGATATAATGTATGGCAACCAGGTGCTGGTATTGGAGTACATTCAGACACTCATCATTTGTTTGGTGCAACATTATATTTGAATGAACATTGGCATCCAAATGCTGGTGGTTGGTTTGTATGGATGGATCATGGTGATCTTAATCTAGATGAAGATCCAAGTAAAACTGATGTTTACAGAGCAGTCCTACCAGAACAAAATATGCTAGTATTAAATGACTGTAGTGAAAGTCATTTAGTAACCACTGTTGCACATGATACACCTGAGTATAGATATACAATTCAGATATGGGGTGACGCATGAATAAACCTCACGTCATTCATAATGTATTATCTCACGATGAGAGAATATCATTATGGGATTACTTTGATCGTAGATCACCATCTATGAGCACACTTGCTACATGGACATTTAACAATGCATCTTATGGGCAGGGTGATCCAGTATCATGGCAGCATCCATTGCGAACTGATTTAATTTTTACTAAGTGTGCTACTACAGTTAGATTAAAGATAATGAAATTTCTTAGAAGAGATATCAAACTCTGTAAGATACATGCAAATGGACAGACTGCAGGACAGAATACAATGTTTCATAAGGATTGGGAAGAGCATGGTGTCTGGACATTTATATACTTTAATCAACCACATTGGGATCAAGAATGGGGTGGTGAGTTTGTATGTCAAACACCAGATGATGAATATCATCACACACCATACATACCTAACACAGGTGCATTGATTCCTTCTAACTGGTCACATAAAGGACAACCACCAAACACATTAATAGGTAATGAGATTAGAACTACTATTGCTTTCTCATTTTGTGATCCTGAGATTCACGATAAGATAATTGCACAGAATACAAGAAAATGGTATTAGGAATTAGAGAGTATCCAGTAGATATTGACGTAGATAAACTTATAGAGTTTATTGATACTAATATTGAAAACGATTCTCTTACTCAAAACATGGCTCATGTATCTAAACTTACCTTTACTGATGGTAAAGATGATTTCTTAGAGTATGATGAACCTATTATCAAAAAATTAAAATGGACATTTCATGATGCTTGTTCTAGGTATTGGGGTATGGATATATTTGATTTCCAAATAAATTCATGGGTGTATGTGGATTGGAATAATAATCCAATAGAACCATATATGCATTCACACAATCCAGACAATCCTTTCACATTATCTGGTATAATGTATATAAAACTAGGTGAGTCTGGAACTACTATGTTTCCTATGCCAAAAAGAGATCCATATTTTTTACCTAAAAAAGAATTGACTTGGTTTATCTTTCCATCTAACTTACCACACTTGCCTGGCAAAGGTATTCAAAATCAAAAACGATATAGTTTAAGTGCAGATTTATACGCATGATATACA